AGGTAGTTAATAAGGGGACTCTTCGGAGTCCCTTTTTTTATGCTGTTCTAGTACCTGCTAGATCATTGAAATCAGTGGTAGATAGTATAGAACCTACGAGATTCGTATTGCTACTATTACTAGTAGAATTATTTTGTATAGGTGCTAACACTCCAACCGACCCTTGTCCCCTAGACCCATTCAACATATCTGAAGCGGCACCAGCATCTTTTATTGTAGCACCATCTAAAGGAACTATCCTCGAAGCATTAGGAGTACCAAGACCAGCAAATGCGTTTGTCATGTTAGCGGCAGTTTGCGCTGAAGTACCACTTGCACCACCAGAGTCCTTTAGACTTTTAGCAACGTTTGCTATCTCACTATCACCGCCCAACATCCATGTAGCTAGTTCTTGCGCGAGGTAATCTCCACTAAAGGCACCTAATATACCACCAAGTATTCCTCCACCGATTGCCCCGACTCCAAAAATAGGTGCACCCATTGCAGCACCAGCAATAGCACCTAAAGTACCACCACTAATACTACCTAATGCGCCAGCAATCTCAGCCATCTTTTGATCTTCTTTGATGTCTGGGTTTGCTAATATCATACCAATATTACCTAGTGATAAAGCGGTTCCTATGAGAGGAACCTTCGCAAACTTAGCAAAGTTCTTATATTTCTTTAGAGAAGCCATCAAACCTTTACTCTGCGCAGACGTTGGTGCTTTAACACTCTTCAATGCTTTGTCGCCAGCATCAGCAGAAATGAACTTACCACCTTTCTTTAGTCCACCTTTATCTACGGTGATACCTTGTTTGTTAAGTGATGCCACCTGCTTCGGACTTAGTTTGTTCGCTCTCTCGTTGTTTAAAGCTATTCGATTACCCTTGGTTAACGGATTAGTCTTATCAGGTAAAGGAGATTTACCCTTTCGGTGAAGTGCAGCAAGACCCATTCCTGCGGCCGCATTAACTCCGGTCATATTGGAAGTTATGGCTTTAATATCCATATTGATAAGACCGTTGATTCCATTTAGAATTTCGTTACTTACCTCACCAATAGTAGCATATACGTCGGATAGTTTAGGAAGTTGTATTCCCAGACCCAATAGTGCTTCTTTAACCTGCTTACCTCTTTCACCCAAGGAGTCCCCTATATCACTAAGAGCCTGCTTATTCTCTTCTGTGGCAAGTGCTCCTGCAACTGCACCTAGTAACGCAAACTTCTTACCAAACAGAGCACCAACACCAGCGAACTTAACTATATTAGCAGCTGCGGCAGCCAGATCACTATCTCCGGTCAAGTTGGCAATTGCATTTCCTATGCTTCCTGCCATCAATTGAGATAGACCAAAGATGCCCGCACCTTTCATGAGTCCACCCTTCGCGAAGATACCGCCTATACCAAGACTGGCACCTAGACCTTTCATACCTCCACCGAACATCCCACCCGACTTACTACCAGCAGATTTTTTAGATGAGGTGCTACCATTAACAACCGCAGTCTTTACCGCTTCTGTGGAAGCCTTCTCGTCCCTCTCTTTCTCTAAATCTTGTAGTCTCTGTCGGTCTTGAACATCAAACCACTTTGTGAACGACGTGTTGATACTTCCGATACCTTTACTGATATCGACCAGTTGATCGTTCTGCGATTTTAGAGTTTCAGATAGTGAACTGATAGCCATGGGTTAACCCTGTTGTTGTTGTTTTATTCGCTCGTTCTTTTCTTTGATATCGTCTATTAACATACTCAAGTAGATCTCTCTCTCCCAAGGCAACATACTTTCTACTTCGTCTAATGAATAATTATAATTGTTCAGTAGTTGGAAGTTGACTTGATAGTAGTTCGCCAAATTGTCATGGGAGAGATTTATTAAAAAAAATCATCCATTCCTTTTAGTTTAATGTCGTTATGATGACCGCAACTGCTACATTTGAATTCTGCTTGTTGAGTGATCGTCGGTATCTTGTTCACAAAGTCTGTTAACTTCTCGAACTGCTCCGACGACATAGACTCAACAAATTCTACTAGCTCTTCTCTGGTCTCATCTTTTACAGTAAACTTCTCTTCCTTGGTCATTATAGAACCTATACAGTTCATTAACATCTCAAGAAGAGTTTCGGTGTAAGTAGTATCTTCGAAGATTTTTTCATTATCCATAAAGTCTTGGTACGTTGGGTACCGCATCTTCACCGATATGTCTTCGGTCAACTCTATTACCGTTTGTCCTAGAACTTCACCATCAAGCCCAATTCTTTCTAGCTCAATAGATACCTCAGAACTTTCACTACATTCTTCACATCCCAACATAAGTGTTGCGGTCTCACCGACCGACTTGGCACGTATCTTGGTGAACATGTAGTCTACGTCGAATATAGTCAACTCAGACGTGATAGGTTCTTCGACACATGCTTCTATTGTTCTCACAATAGCACGCATCATATCTCTGCGCTCTTGGGTCTCCATTGCTATTAGGAGATTCTTCTGTTCCTTTACAAGGAATGGTCTGAATGTAACTTTTTGTGTTGTAGACGGTATTGTCAATTCGTAACTGGGTGTTGTATTTAACTTTGGTAATGCCATTATATATTCCTATAATTTAAAATATTGAGCCTAAACTTACGCTTAGTTCACCTAGGCCTCTTTCATCTTTTATCACTTTCCAGTTTGTGTATGAGAATTGTACACTCACTTCAATCAAACCGTTCGCTTCGTTACTTAATTCAATACTACTTATTGTTGTCGGAAATGCATCTTGCAGTTCGACGCTGTATATAGAAGCACCTAACAAGTCGAAGTCAATACTGAGTGGGCCCAGATCGAAACCAACTCGCATGATGGGTTTTCTTAGTTGGTGTATCTTGATTTGTGCAACGTAATCGTCTTTGTACCCAACTGTACCTTCGGGTAGGGGTTTACGCTGTTCGGGAGATTGTTCCTTCTCTTTACGTTCGTTCTCTTTGACATCTTCTGCGGTTGTAGGTTGACTGATTGGGGTATCTCGATCCACAGGGGGTACTACCACATATTCACCGAGCATAGCACTACGCCATGAGTCAAAGTACTTCTTAACTCCGTAGTCGTTCAATGCATAGAACACCATTGTAACATCGTCTACCGCGAATCCGTTAACAACCTTCTCGTTGAAGATACCTACCTGTCTGTCTAAGGTTAGTATCTGCTTTCCTGGCATGGTAACACTCTTACATAGAATGTTCGCAGTCTTTGGATCCATACCTAACAGTTTAGTAATTTGATCCTTACCTAACTGCGGAGGCATCTCTACTGAATACTGGTTAGCAAACGCCATACCATTCTTCGATATCAGACTACCTTTTAATTGTTCTATTCCTGCCATCGGTTATCCACCTATCTTTTTCTTGGAGTCAGCGTATACTTTCTTAGAGTTAGACTTCTTGAATTGTGCGGTCGGTAGGAATGTAGCGATCTCCCACTCAGGTGCAGGCACCATTGCAAATTTACTCTGTACATGTGAATTCAGGTAATGCTTGAAACACGGTTCGAAGTACTTCAACTTACTAGACTTGACCAACAACTCATACGACATTTTGAATCGTGTAGAGGCATTGAACTTAGTGTTACTTGTTATATCCATCAACGCATCTAACATCTTTGCACGTAGCATAGGAGGTAGATAGTGTAGGTTCAACCCATAGAACCCACCCTCGGCAGGCCCTACAACGATCACTAATGGAAACGTATCGTAGTATGGTAATGTATCCTTATGCTTAGGATCGTAGAAGAACATGTACATACCACCAACAATCTCTTGGGTAGTTTGCTTCAACGGTTCTTCTTTCATCAAAGCAGTTCTATTGATGCTACGGAGATTCTTTATCTTTTGTTGAAACCAACTACGAGATTCTTTAGTACGAGGGGTAATCCCTGCACGGAACGCTTGTAGTTCTAGTCTCTGAAATATTTGTGACATCTGAGTTTCCGTTAAAATTCCTACTTCTATTTATACAGAATGTATCCAGTTATCTATATTGAGAGTGTAGTCTTTGGCCACAAAGTTCACCATCTTAGACACATTGTCATAGTCAACATCTAAAATAAGGAACCGTTCTGCTCTAATATCATCACCAAAGAACCAGTTTATGACTGTCGCATGGTGTTGGGATCTATAGGTGATCCAATTCCATACTACCTCTTGGGTGGTAAGGGGTTTGCCTGGCACCATTGTCTCTTTACACTTCTCAAGTATGGGGGTGTTCATTCTGTTCTCTACAAAAATCGCTTCGGTTACACAGTTCAATATGAAGTATGCATCTGGGTACGCCTCGTACAGTTGTCGGTAGTATTGATTACCTTCGATGTAGTCGTCGTTTTCAAAATAAGTCATGTTAATATAAACATTACTGTCACTGATTGTATGCAGTGGATCGTTACCTGCTACGAGGTTACGTTTGATAGTCTTCGCAAGGTTTCTTCTATCCGAACTTATACTTGCGACAGAGCAACCGCTGTCTAGCATAAGATCGATTAATGGTTGGTCGGACGAATTGTCCATACCAATGAAGAATACCTTTGGGCTCATTTCTTTTTCTTTCGGAAGGGTGCTAGTTTTTTAATAGGTTTCTTGGTACGCATCTTCTGGGTAGAC